GCTTCCACAGGGGCCGGAATGTCGGCGGGAATGTCCGAACTTTCCGACAGTTCCAGCGTATCGCGGGAAAGTAGCTCGTCCGCCGTTTCCCGAAGGTCACGGTATGGCGATGCGTGCCGCTTGGTCTTCGGCCTGAACGCCTTTCCGCCGCCCCCGAACTTGGCCGAAACCTCCGGTTCAGGCGGATCGACAGCCGCCCCACCAGCCCCGTCGATTAGGCCGGTGAGGATGTAGAAGTGAATCACGGCTTAGGCGAAGAAGATATCGCCAACCACAGCGTTTAGCGTGGTGGCCGTGGTGTCGTTGTCAGCCGCGCCCGTGACGATTGACCGACTAATGGCCGTGGCGAAGCCGATGCCGTGCGGGATGTTGCACTCAGCTTTGCCGTTTGGCGGAATGCCAACCGTCATAGCAACGGCAGCGCCAGCCGTAGCAGACGCGACGTTGTGAAACTTTACGTACTGCCAAGTCGCCGTGGTGTTGCTAAAGCAGTAGCCGATGACTCGCCCCGCCGTGGCCTTGATCTGCGCAACGTTGGTCGTCGCCGCCGAGACGATGTGATGGATCGACGCCGCGCCGGTCGCGTTGGCGCGGACTTGCAGGCCAACGTCCATTGCGAGGTTCGTGCCAGCCGCCAGCGAGCCCGTGCCGATGTTCGCCGTCACTGTGCCCGAAACGGGCTGCGTGCCGCTGATCTGCGCGGCAGGAATCGGCTCGGTCGCATACGCGCCGGGCTGAATCTGAATCTGCGCCGTGCCGCTAACCCAAGCCGTCGCACGGACGCGGAACCAGTTCAGGCCGTTGACCGAAAGTTCCCAGCCGTAGGCGGGAGGCGCACCAAGGACGCCGGAAGTCGTTTCGATGGTGTTCGCGTTGGTGCGAACGGCCTAGATGCCGAACCATTGCCCGTCCGTGCCGTTGGTCGAGTTCAGCGAGCCCTCAAACGTGAAGTTCACGCCTGAGAACGTGCCAGCAACGTAAACCATCACGTTAGACACGCGGGCAACGTTGATCGGAACCGAACTCGTCGCGCTGGTGATGTTGCCCGTAACCAGCGGATAGCCACCCGGCTGAACTGCGACCTTCAAACGGCCCGCCTCGTCGCACTTGAGGGCGGTGTAATCGCCGTCACTGCCGGAGGTTGGGGCGTCGGTGTCGGCGCGGACAGCAAGAACGAAAACGCCCGTATCGCCGCTTACGCTTGCCGTGTCCTCCGCCCTTACAGTGCTGGCGAGCGTGGCTAGCGTGGCCTCTGTAGCCGCTCCAGTGGGCAGCGGCAGGGATGCGGAGGTAATCGGCAGCGGGTTAGCCGCGCTAACGTCGCCACCGTTTACGCCATCCGCGCCAATGACTAGCTTTGTGCGTGGGTATTGGACGCCGCCAATGTCATCCGATGCGAGAACCGCCCCGCCAGTTCCGGGGTTCGTGGTGATGTTGTCGGCCATCCGTTAGCCCTCCGTTTCCGTGACGATTGCGCCGCTAGGCTTCCCGTTGGGGCCGTAGGTCAGCTTGATGACCTTGGTTTCTTTCTTCGGCGCGTCCTTTTCCGCAAGCTGCATGGACAGGGCCGCTACGGCGTCCTGCATCGCGCCGATTGCCTGCATAGTCGCGGCGCTCTGCTGAGTAACGCTGGCCTGCACGGTGGTCACAACCTCTGCAATACCAGCCGCGCTAGCCGCCTCGGCGTCCATCTTCTGCCCGCCAACCAGCAATTCACGGCGCGCACGCTCGGCCTCGGCCTCGGCCTTGGCAACGTCCGCCGCCTTGGCCCGCAATTCAAGCTGGGCAGTCATCGGGTCAACTTGCTTGGATGCCGACTTCATGCGCTCCATTTGCAAGGCTTGGTCAGACTGCGCGGCCTGCTGTTGCAACTGCTGAGCCTGCTGCCCGTACTGCTGCGCCTGCATCTGCGCCTGCTGCATCCCCTGCTGAGCCTGCTGTAGCTGTTGCTGCATTTGCTGCATCTGCGCCATAGCGTCGGGCAGGGTTTCCAGCGATTCCTCTAGGGCGCGGCCATGCTTGAACGAACGCACAGCGAACAGAACCATGTTTTTCGCCAAGTCAGCGGGGAATGCGCCCTGCTGAACGGCGGGAATGATCGTCTGAAGGAAGGGCGAGACGTAGTTCAGGAACTCGATTCGCTGCTGTTTCTCGGCCTCATCGTCCAGCGCGACGGTCGAGTCAGTCTCGATGTCGATTGCCAGGTTACGGCCAATGTCCGTCTTGACGACAGACAGCACTTCCGGCCCGACTTGCATACCGGACGACAGGTAAAGGCTTCCCGGCGTGAAATGCTCCGCCATGATTTCCGCCATGATGCGGAAAACGTCACGGAAGGCGCGCGAAACCTCGCCAGTCTTGCGGGCAAGGCGGAGATTGGCCCAATTGGACTTGATCGACTGCGCGGTGGCCGTTTCGCTGGCCGCCGTTGAGCCCATCACGATGTCAGCAATGCCGGTCTGTTCGTCGAGGCGCTGCTTTTCGGCCACTAGCAACTGCTGCAAGGTCTGCAGCACTTGCACTTTCTGCGCGAGCGGCAGTTCAGCGATAACGCGATCAAAGACCGCAGCGCCGCCAGCCGTGCCGAGGCGTTCGGCAAGGTTGCGCACGGCCATGAACGTGCCATCGTCCGCCGTCGCGATGCCCGCAAGGTCGCCAAGCTGCGCGTCGTAGAAGCCCGCGGCCTTGACCTGAGTCGTGATGCTATGAATGCGGTTCGTGAGCCGGTTTAGATAGGCGTAGGACTCAGCGAAAAACGCATGGTCAGGCGTCGGGATCAGCTCATGCGACTTGACGTTCGCGAACATCGGGCGCGGACAGGGGTAGAAGCCCTGCAAGTTCAGCGCGTCGGGGCGAACCTCTAGCGGTTCCTCAAAGTCCCAGCCGATGACGTAGATAAGCCGCTTGGGGCGATACCAAATCTCGGTGACGCGGTAGCACGTGGCGTACTTCTTCACGCCGCCGCGCTTGTCATCGGCCTTTTTCTGGCCTGCGCCCGTGCCGCCCGGTTCCTGCCCGAACTGTTCGCGGATTTCGTCGCGGGTGAGGTAGTGGTCACGCGCCACCCAATCAACGTCACCCCAATCCTTGCCCGGCTCCCACAGGAAGCGCGACCACGGCACATGCTTCAGCTTGACCGTTTGGAGGGCGATTTCCGGCAAGCCCTCGGGGCCTTCCTGCACCTTGGCGTCATACTCAACCCAAGGCACGCCACAGCCTGCAATGAGAAAGTCCTAGACGGCTCGCTGCGCGTCCGGGGTGAAGTCGGTCGTGTCCAGCGTGTAGGCAATGGCCCGCTCAAGCATCTGCGCGGCCTCTTTGGCTGCGGCAGCCTCGGGGCCTTGGCCGTCAAAGCGGCGGCGGACATCCGGAACGGGGTCTTTGCTGTACAGACGCGCTTGAAGCGTGTTCACCGTGCTGTAGAACACGTTGAACAACTGCCGCTTGCCGTCTTTCCGGTCGTCAAAGTAATCAGACTCGGCCCGCTCGGCAGCCTCGCGCCACGGCTTCAGCGCGTCGGCGGCTTTCTGTAGCTTAGTCGTCCAATAGGTGACGATTCCGCCGTCATCGGGCTGATCTGATTCGTAGCTCACCACGTGGCCTTTTTCTTGTCCTTCAGGAACGCCGAAACCGGAATCGGCGCGCTAAATGCTTCATGCAACTGCGGCTTTTCAGGCGGGCGCGGGATCGCTGCCCAAGTCTTGTCAATGCCGCGTCCGAATAGCGAACAGGTGTCCACGGCGTCGTCGTGCTTAGCGCCAGGGAACCGGAGGCACTGGTCTATCACCCTGTCGGCCCATTCCGTGTCCGGCCAGTAGATGCGCCCGTTCGCCTGCAACGCCTGATACGTGCGGGCGTTGGCCGCCTTGTCGCTGCCACTGCTGAGCCATTCGAGGGATGTGTGCGTCCGTTCGTCGCGCATCATCCGGTCGAGTAGCGGCTCCATCGCCCGACGAATCGGCCCCGACTCGCCAAAGAAGTACACGGGACGCCACTGCTTAACCAGCCGCATCCACTCGGAGGCCCAGCGATCCGACGACGCCTGACCACTCCACCAATCCAGCGCATACACGTTGTCCAGCGTGTCCACGCCCCACACCGCGAGTTCCGTGAAATCCCCGCCACCCTCAGTCACGGCGAAGTCGCCGCTCATGTAAATGGTCAGGTTGTCCGGTGCGCTGCGATAGCGCCGGAACCATTCGCGTTTGAAGTACGTACCCTCTTCAGCCGTGGGTCGCTGCTGATACAGCGCCAGCCACGTTCTAGGGCCGACGATGGCGCGCTTACGCTCTAGCGCTGCCTCATCCTCCCAATCGGGCCACAAGGCCTCACCGACAGCGCGCCCAAGTGGGTCTAGCGCCTCGGCCAAGGCAGGGAGTCGGATGACTTCCCACGCCCCGCCGTCCCGCTTGTCGCCTTCCCGCTCAAGAATCCGGCCCGCGAGGTCATCTTCGTGCCAGCGGGTTTGCACAAGCACGATCCCCGCCCCCGGCTTCAATCGGGTAATCAAGTCGGCCTGATACCACTCCCAAGTCTTCTCGCGGACGCCCTCGGACTCGGCATCCTCACGCGAGCGCACGGGGTCATCGATGACGACAAGGTCAGCGCGACGGCCCGTGATAGAGCCGCCAACGCCTGCCGCGTAATACTCGCCACCCTAAGACGTAGCCCAGCGGCCCGCGCTTTGGTTGTCCTGCGCGATGCCATAGCCAAGGGTGGCCCCATGCTCGGCAATCAAGTTGCGGACACGACGGCCCCAGCGCTCGGCAAGCTCTGCCGTGTGCGAGGCCGCGATAACGCTTTTGGTCGGGTCTTGCGCCAAGTACCAAGGCGGGAAGACCGCAGACGAATACGTGGACTTTGCCGAACCCGGAGGCATGAAGATTGCCAGCCGGTCAATCTCGCCCCGCGTGACCGCCTCTAGCCGGTTAATCAGCAGTTTGTGGTGCTTTGCAGGCGTGAACCCGCATTGCAGGCTCCAAGCGGTCAGGTCACGCCGAACCGTCCGTCGCCTTAGAAGTTCGCGGGCCGCTTCCTGCGGCGATAGCTGCGAGTGCGTCATCGTCCAATGCCCCTGCCGGAGTGCTGAGAGACACAGCTTGCTCCGTCTTGTCTCGCCACTTCCCGCCGCTGCGGTTCTTCAGGTAGAAGACCTGAGCCCCCAAGTTGCCCTGAACCGCGCTGGCATACAGGGCGTTTTCCACCTTGCCCAATGCGGCCTGTTGGCCCCTTTTTAGGGCCTCATCAATCTCGGGATTCTCTTTGCGCCTAGCGTTGAACGTGTTCCAACACACGCCCAGCCCCTAGGCAATCTGATACTCGGCAAATCCGTCTGCCGCCAGTTCTTCGACCTTCACGGGGTCGAGTTCAATCGGCTTCCTGCCAGCCATCGCTAGTCATCCCCAGCAAAGCGGCTCCCCACCAATACCGGCTGAGGAGCCGCCATGCTCATCGGTTACGGCAGCTTACGACCGTGGATGACCACATCGACAGTCGCGCCAGCCACGCCAGAAGCGGTGCCGATGCGGACGAAGACGCGATCCGCGCGGACAATCGGGGTGACGGCAGTCGCGGCCACGGTGCGGGCCGAAACGACGGTCGAGCCGGTCACGCCAGTGAGGGCAGCGTCAGCCACGATGGTCACGCCAGTGCCGCCAGCGCCAGTGAACACGCCCAGCGTAGCGGTAGCCACGTTGCCCGAAGCGTTGTAAACGTGGACGGAGTCAATGATGAAGCCCGAAGCGAGGGCCACCGGAATATCGATGATGGCGGCATCGGTGGTGGCGGTGTCAGTCAGGACACCCTTGGCAAAGCCAAGGACGGGGATCGCGTCAACAAAGGACATGTGACTTTCTCTCTAGTGCGCGGCACATGCCGCAGGGT